CATCCCAGGATCCAGTCGGTTGAACGCATCGATCATGCCGATCAGGTTGTTGGTCACCACCTCCAGCGAGGGCATAAGGGCCACCGCCAACTTGCCGCCCAGGGCGCCTACACGCATTTGGAGCGTCTCCATCGCGTCGCTCAGCTGATCACTGGCGCGGGCTTGCGCCGTGCTCATCCCCTTGAGCCTGCTGATCGCCTCCCCGCCCTCATTGAGCATCGGGATCAGCTGGGCACCGCCGCGGCCGAACAGCTGCTGCGCCAGGGCCGCCTTATCCACGCCATCGGCCATGGTCTGGAACCTGTTTGCCACGTCGATCAGCACATCGCCGCTGCTCCGCAGCTGCCCCCTCGAATCGCGGACGGCAATCCCCAGCTCTCGGTAGGCGTTCGCGGCCTTGCTGGTGTTGAGGCCCTCCATATCCTCGCCGCCGGCTGGGCCGCCCTTCAACGCCTCGATCCTGGCCAGGGCCTGCGCCTTCAGTCCTTCGATGGTGGCGTCGGTTTCCGCCTTGATGCCAGATTTGCGCTGGTCAACAGAGGCCCGGATCTCCCGCTCCTCCTGGCTCCGCCGGTCGTCGATCGCGTCCTGCTGCTGCTGGCGCTGATCCCTGAGTGACCGCTGCAGCTCTCGCGACCGCAGCGCATAGGCGTCGCGAATCTGCCCGGCCGCCCGCTCCTCCTGATCCCGCAAGCCGTCCAGCAGGTTTTGCCGTGCCTCATCTGCCAGGGTCCGGTCTGCCGTGATCGCCCGCCGCTGAGCATCGAACCGCCGTTGCGCCGCCCGTGTCTCGGCGTTTTCCTGTGCCTGAAGCTGGCGCTCCTGTTCACCCTGCAGGTCGTCGGCTCGATCGCTCAGCAGCTGCTCCTCACGTCGGTAGCGGCGCCCCAGCGCCTTCAGTCGGGCCTCGCTCTCGCGGTCCAACACCGCCAGCCTGGCGTCAGCCTGCTCACGCACGAGCTGGGTTTGAGCGCGTTCTCCGCGCTGGACTGCATCCACCGCCCGCCGCTGAGCATCCTCCTGACGATCGGCCAATGCCTTGGATCCATCACCGGCGGCCACCATGCTGCGGCTCATCCGCTGCAGCGCCATGGCGACCGTCCCGATGTCGGTGCCGCCAAGCCTGGCCGCCTGGCTGAGCTGGCTCAGCCGCTCAACGCTGACCCCCGTCCGCTGGCTCAGTTCCAACAGCCGGTCGCCAGTCTCAATAGACCGTTGCGCCAGGGCCACCAGGCCCGCCCCGCTGAGCAGCGGCACCAAGGACAGCATGGAGCCCGCCAGGCCGCCGGCTGAGCTGGCGATCCCCTCCAGCGCCCGCGTGGTGTTGGCGCCAGAGCGCTGCAGGTTGCCCAGCGATCTGGCAACCCCCTCGATGGCCTCCTTGCCCTCCGCCTTGGCGATGATCCGCAGCAGGGCCGACATATCAGCCATTGCGATCAGCCTCCAGAATCGTGGTCTCGATCACCCGTAAATCCTCCAACAGCTGGCGCGGATCGTCTGCTGGGTACAGGCTAAACAGCCACTCCAGCACCCGGTAGTCGAGGCCCTCGCGGCCGTTCAGACCGATTCGCCATTGCGTCTCCATCCGCAGGAACATCAGCAGGGCCGGCCAGTTCTCCGGCCATACCCAGCAGTCTTGATCGGCTAGCAGTTCGGCTGGCAGCTCAATGCCATGCGCCGCAGCATCATCCGCCAGCCTGTTGCGGCCGCCGCTTAGCCAATGCCTCGCGATTTCTTGGAGGTTGGCTTTTTTGCGGCACTACCCTGCAGGCTGGCTGACCATGCGTTAATCACTGCAGCAGCCACGGTTTCAACCTCAAGCACCCGCTCCTTAGTTGCTGGCGTACAAGGTATTTCGTTACCATCATCATCAAGAATATTGTCCCATCCTATTAAGATTTCTCCAGCAATAAACTTAGGCGTCAAAACTGCCAGCTCTTCGTCAAGCTCAATCCCAGCCTTCAGTTCTTCGACCCTTCTAGTGTACGCCTGCGTAAGATACTCAACTCGCTCCTGGCCAAGCCTGGCAAAATGACCGTCGAAACTTTGCTTCTCCCAAGCACCGCCATCGGTTGGCACTTCAAACTCAACCGGCCACTTGTAATAGGGCTTCTTGTCTAGCTTGAATGCCATGGTTGTGTTGAGGGTAAAGGCAGTCTAGGTGCTCCAGGCCTGGCGGAACCAGCCGCTATCAGGTGGGGCGATGATCAGTGGCAGAGGGGAGAGTGCTGATATGGATTGCCCGAAGTCAATGTACAAAAATGGCTTAGCCCCTGTGGTTCCGTTTGCATAGATCAAGGCGTGCCTTGCGGTTAGCGTTGTCCCCGATGAAGGATACCAAAGTATGGGGTTGCTTTTGAAAGCTATGCCAGTGGTGTTGTATGAGGCAAAGGTTACAGCGTCAACAGTTTTCGCGTTTTGCGTATAGCCTGCTCCTGTCGCGACTTGTGTAGCGCCAGTCTCTGCTGCTGATTTGGTGGTGTGGGTTCCGTTGAATGTGAAGCTTGTGTATAAATTAACCCTGAAATCTGGCGTAGCAGATGACCGCCAGGTGCCAGCCCACGCTTCAGCTATGACGTGATCGTATCGATAGGCGGTAAAGACTGTCATGTGAACACCAGTGTCAGTTCATCATTCCCTGCCGTGCTTGGGACCAGCCCTACAGGGACGTCTATCATCGTAATGTTGTCCATGTCCGTATAAGTGGGTGCCCCAAAGTTGCAGCGTGCGGTTACTGCGCAGCTGCCGCCAGCGCTGTCAGCATGGCTAAAGCTAACCGTGCCGATAGCGCTAGTGGTTGCAGCCGTGAAAGTGTTGTAGGCTGACAGGGATGGTGATTCAATCACGATCTTGCCGTTAGCCTGGCGGTCGTTAATTCGCACTTGCTTAGTACAACCAACCAGCTCCCTGTAGTTGATGCTGTTGTTCAGGTTAAAATCAAACTCGCTTAAACAAGCTCCGTTCCAGCTATTGATAAGCAGATTGGTAGTGTTTGCGTTGTTGACATGTAACGGGTCAACATGATTTCCGAACGTTGCGGACGGCAGCGCTGTATCCGTTGGCGCTGCATAAATGCCGGTCATGTTAAACATGACGCGAAAGAACTCGCCCACCTTGCCCATAAGCTGAGCCGAGCCTCTACAGCCTGTTGCTAGGTGTTTTTGTCCGTCCATTCGTACATCCATGGTTAGACCGGCGATGTCGGCATTATCTGTTTTCAGGTTATACGTGACACTGGTACTTGCTACCACAGTCTCACCAAACCCACAAGCTTGCAGCAACCTGCCCCATTTAGGCGCCGTGCCGGCTACACCACTACCAGCAACATCAACCGAGAAGCTGAACTGTACTTTTTGGTTGATCAGGAACTTGCGCCGCGTGCCGAAGTGCGGCTGGATCGTGCTGCGCTCCAACTCGTCCGCATCGAGTGGAGTGATCTGCAGATCATCGTTCGCCATGATTGCAGCCGTGCCGCCAGGGTTGGCACTGGTCCCGTAGGGGCTTTCGATGGCTGCCAGGAGCAGCCGTTTGTTGTACTGTCCCATTCCGCTCTAGGTGTGTTGGTATCAGGCTAGGGATTCTGGGGCTGTTCGATATTGAACAATCCAGTCCTGAACCACCCAGCAGCTGGTCAGATCACCTTTCTCCACTTGCCAATCAGTTGGCCCTGGCGTGATGTCCACAGCCAGCCCACCGATGGTGCGGTCGGCCATCAGGGTGGCGTGGATGGCCGCCAGGATCGGATCTGCCAGTCGATCTGGGATTGCCCCCCTGGTGTTCACCGCAACCTGAATGGTCAGGGTGTTGTCGACCCGGCAGGTGCTGACCTGGGGAGTTGACGGGACGTTGCGGGCTGACACCGTGACCGTTGCCGGAGTCTCAGCCCGAGAGATCGCCTCAGCGCGGCTGCGCCAGTGGCTCGCGCCTGGCACGGTGGCCACCGTGGCGGCTACGGCGGCGACGATTTGTTCGCGCTTGGTGTAGGTCATTCAGGGCTGTACGGAGTCCCGTCTTGGTTGAATTGCGGTAAAATCGGGCCGACGAAATAGGGGCCAACCATCAAATCTTGGCAAACCCTGGTAGCAGCCTCTATGGCCGCTTGCTGAACGACCATTTGAGCGGTGACAGTTGTGCTAAGTCTTGCCGATTCAGCAATCGATGTAGCAGTGATTCCGGGAACCAGGTTTTCGGGGATTGTGATTGTGAAGTTCATTTGATTGAGGATTGAGTTAATTAGCGATAACAGTCCATTGGGAGCCATTACAAAAGACCTTGGCAATGGCAGACCCACCGCCAACAACGGCTGATCCAATCGTTGGTGAGCTCGCATCGCTGACCACGGCTTCCGCACGCCTCAGTGTGGCGCTGGCTGCTGGTAGCTGAGCAACGGTGATCTCACGGCCAAACTGGAAGAACCCCCGCAGATTACAAACAACGACATTACCAGCGACGCCAGTTCCATACCCTATTCCACCGTTTATCGTTACGACCCCACCATTGGCGGTGTTTGTGGCGTTAGTGAAGGCATCCCCGCCGAGCAGGGCGAGCGGGGATCCTGTTGCGTTAGTTGGTGTTGCAGTTGGAGCAGTTCCTCTAGCTAGTGCCCGCAATTCCAAGCCAGAATTCTGCTCATCCTGGCCACCCCGGCTACCGCCTTCAATGATTTGATTAGTAACACCAGCGCCACCCTGGCGACGCATGACCAGCGTGTAAGCTGTTAATGAGCTTTCATTATTAGACGTAAAGAGTGGAGCGTTTGTCGATGTTGACGTGACATACGGAACGGAAACAGCGTTCATACCTGTAAAGGCAAAAACAGACGTGCTGTTTAGGCAGACTATGCGGGGATCATTGCCGCTACCTTGCTTGTCAAAATAAAAATCGCCCCGGCCGCCTGTGATGTTGATATGTGTTCGGTTGTTTGCCAGATCAATGCCAAATCTCAGCGATCCATTCTGGTGAACCGCAATAGGCCATCCAGTAAACCCTGACGGGCAGTTAATGCCAAGCGCACTACCAGCAGTTGACCAGCCGTTGCTTGTAGTTCCCGCAGGCTCAATCAGAACCGCAGGCTTAGTAGTAGTGCTCGTTCCCCCGCTAGATGAAAAGGCTCCCGACAGCAAAAGCGCCGAGGAGCTCAGCGCATTGGCAACCGTAGATGTAAATCTGGCGCCTAGGGTTAAGTTCCCAGATCCATCCACAGAGCTACCGGTTACAGCGCCAAATGTGGTGGAGTTGAGGCGATACTGCAGCTCGGTAGTAGTACCGCCAGGCGATCCGCCGCCACTGCCGCCCGGCAGGTTGGTCAGCTGGGAACCGTCAACGGCTGGGAGGCGTGCGCTGCCGTCCAGGGCCACCACGTTCCCCGCTGCCGTGCCCGTGTTCAGGGCCGCAGCGGTCCCCAGGGTTGGGCGTCCAGACAGATCTGTGTAAACGCCGCTGGTGGCCACACTGGCGAGGCCTGTGATGGTGCTGGCTGACTGGTTGTGGCTGGCCGTGGCGTAGGCAGTGGCATCCGTGGTTGCCGCCGTCCCCAGCTCCAGCACCGTGCGACCTGCCGCTGGGCTTGCAGCCCCCGCCAGGGATCGCCCCGTGGCCCCACTGATCGACTGCCACCATGCCGCCGCCGCCTGCCAGACGCGCTCCACCGTCCAGGCCCGTCGCGTCGTCTCGGTGCCAGCCTGCGCCGCGGCCTGCGTGACCGTGGCGGCTGACCACTCGCGGGCATCGGTCAGGCGGCTGTCGGTTGGCTGGATCGCCGTTGCCGCCAGTCCTGCCGCCGCGTCCCAGCTGGCCTGGCTGGCCGTGGTGGGCAGGCTGTAGCCGGTGGCAAACGACAGCGTGATCGAGGCCGTTCCCGATCCGGTGACGCTGAATCCCGTTGGCGCCGCGAACGTCGGATAGCCGCCGGGGCCGGTGCCGCCCGCTGCGTCGATGGTCGTGTCTGTGATCGTCAGGCCCGAGCCAAGCGTCAGGTAACGCAGCCGCCCGGCGGAGTGATCCCAGAACACCAGCCGATCGGCACCCGCTCCGGGGTCGTCAGCCGTCAGCTGCTGTCCCGTCAGCCCCAGCACGTCGGCCACGGTGGCGCCGAGGGTTACAGACGTGTGATCGACTGCCGCCAGGTGAGCAGTGATGGCAGCTGCTGCGGTGCCGGTGGCGTCGGCGCCAACATCACCAGCCGTCAGGGCCTGATTGATCCACAGGCCACTAGAGGCACGGCGCAGCACCTGCCCCGTGGTGGCGCTGCTGATCAGAACATCATGCAGCTCATCAAGCTCCTGGCCGTTGTCGACCTTGACGTAGAGGATCCCTGATGTTCCCGCGCCCGCCTTGACGCACCACCCCAGGACCACCCCATGGGCTGGCTGCGTGGGCCTGGTACTGGTGAGCTGGCCAGTGGTTTCGCTGAGGAACACCAGCCCGCCCTCTGTCAGGCCGGATGTGTTGACGCCAGTGAGCGGGCCTTCGGTAACAACGTAGCCGTCGGAATTGCTGGAGATCGCCTCCACTGTCAGGCCCATGGTATTGGCTGCCGTTGCTTCGACAGAGGCGTCAGCCGGCGCAATGGTTTTAGTTGTTCCGCTGCTGCCAGTCACGTAGACCGGCACGCCTTTGACTATCGCGCTTCCGGTGTTATTTCGGACTGGTGCTACAGTTAGAGTAGCGCGGTCAACGGTTATAGAATCTAGCTTTGCTTGGTTGGCGGCAGATAGCAAGCCAGCCGCCAGCGTGGTGGCCTCCGGTAGCGTTACGTCTGCGCCAGTGCTGCTACCTAGGAGGCGTGTCGCTGGATCGTAAGTGAGGTTTGTAGGAGGTGCTAAGTTTGCAATGTTTTGAGTAGTTGCATCGACAGTATTCGCACCCTGATCCATTGGCACACGTTCCGTGCCAGTTAGTGGTGTTGTTGCGTTAGGCAGCCCTGTAATAGTGGTAGTCATTGCGCAACCAAGGGAATCCCGGAAAGTGTTGTAATTTGGAGGCCTGACAGGGTGGTGATAAACGTGTCGGCAACAGGAGCAATCGGCTCCAGAGACAGGCTAACCATCATGTAGGCCCCATCGCCCACTGGCATCGGTTCGCGAACGGAATAGGCTGCGCCGTTGACTTGCAGCAGGTCGCCGTAGCGAAGGGCTTGAAACTTTTCAGAAGGTAGATTATGCAGAACATAATCAGTGCTAATTGCATTGCCGTCTGCAATTAACTGCGCATTTTCTTCAAGTAACGCATTATCAGAAATGGCGCCCCAGATCACTGGGACGCTGCCAAGGTGCCGGTTGACGGCACGGGCCAGCAGGTTGTGACGGCTGGCCCAACTCATCAGACCAGCAACACGTTGACCGCGGTAGCCGCCTGGTTGGCGGCAGCCATGGCGTAGCCCACCAGCTTGCGGGTACCGGAGCTGTCAGAGCCGGACACACTGCCGGAGCTGAAGTACACCGGGCCGCCAGCAGTGCAGGCATCCGCAGAAGCTGCGGTCAATTTGGGCAGGGTGAAGATACCCTTGCGGCAGAGAATGCCATTGGCGCCGTTGGCGATGTCGGTGACGGCGACACCGTGGAGTGAGCCGAACTGCACGAGATCGCCGGAGGCGATGGTGGCGCCTGCCGTGATCTCGATGTAGTCGCCCAGCTGAACTTGGTTCTTCATGGGTTGGGTTCCTTAGGGGCTAGAGATAGAGAATTGATCAGGCGCCAGCGGAGCGGACGAACCCCCGGTAGTCGCTGAGGGTGCAGCCGAAATCCATCCGCACCAACAGCTCAACGCCGTCAGGATCGCGCTTCTCGGTGGTCGTGATCGTCGGACCAGCCTCGCCAGCGAGGTAGCCGTAGGTGATCATCTCGACCCGGTTGGGTGCGCTGGTCAGGTACCAGAAGGCGGTACTGTCGTCGGAAAGACGAGGCTCGACGATCAGCTGCACACCGGAGGCAAACGGGTTGGGGCCGCTGCTGCCGGTCAGACTGGTGGGCGCGTAGCCGGTGGGGAACAGGAACTGCAGGGCGGTGGTCTCCAACTCGGGCGGCACCACCAGGAATGCGGGCGCCAGGTTGAGACGGTTGCCAGCCAGATCGGTCTGCTTGCGCAGCTTCACCTTTGCGGCATCCATGCCGGCAATGCCGATCACGGAGGTGCCACCGCTGATGGTGTTGTTGTGACTGGAGTGGAACAGGGCCTGGCCATCGAGGCTGACGGTGGCACCAGATGCGCCGGTGGTCAGCAGCTCCCACACCATGTTCGACTCAAGGAGCCGGCAGCCGCGGCCGAGCAACTCGGGAACCCGCTCGAGAGAATCCAGGTCGTCGTTGATGATGGCCTGGCGGGTGACCGCGATCCGCTTGCCGTAGGTGGCAAGGTTCCAGGTGGCCTTGCCTTCGGTCAGGGTGCCGCTCTTGTACTCGCCACCTTCGAGAATCTTCTCGGGGACGATCTGGCCGGCGATCTGCAGATCGGTGACCTGCTTGAAATCAGGCAGGTTGCGCTGACGGGCCAGCGGTCCCCAGGTTTGCGGCTCTTCTGCATAAGCAGCAAGCAACGTTTTGTTGGCGACGTTGGCAAACAATTGAGGGAAGTCCGACGTACTGTGAAAGGCACGCTGAACAATTTGGTTCTTACTCATTCCCAGGGTATCAACCCCCCTGGATCCGAGATACGACCGGCACATTTCCAGGCAGGTCATTTGATACGCCTGCCTACCTTCATCCGTAGGGGCATTGATCACCCCAGTGCGACGCTCCAGTTCAGAGTTGAACGCACGCATCAGCGTGTCGCCACCGTCGCGGGTGATCTCGATGTAGGCCGGATGGCCGGCGGTAGTCGGCGCCTTGGCCTCCACGAATCGTTGGTGCTCCCGAACCACGGCGATCATGGCCTCCGTCTCGGGCCGGCCCTTGGTCTCGTTGAGGATGCGGGTGATGGTCGCTTCGTCCAGGCGGGCATGGCTGGCGGCTCGCCGAACGCT